AACGCCACCCCGGCGGTGCGCGGCGACGCCGTGAGCACCGAGACAGTGATCCGCTGATCCGCTTCCCACAAGTTCAACCCGCCGCGCCGCGGCAGCGACACCGCGGCCGCGCCCCGGACAGCAGAAACGAGGGGCTGCGCGCCAGCACGCAGCCCCGCCGTCAACTCACGCTTCACCCCACGGTCACCGCGCGCCTTCAACGCGGCGGCGATGGCGTGCAACTGCTCGGAGGCGTTCGACGGCATGACGAACTCCCCTCTCGCAGTCAGCGCTTTGCGCTCTCGCGCACGTAGATCCGGACCCAATCCGCGAACTCGGCGACCGGCATCTCGTTCGCCAGCCGCTCCACTGACCCCGCGCTCAGGTCCCGGGTGAGTCGGTAGGCGAACCCGTCGGCGAGGGCTGCGGCGACGAGGTCTGCGGTTTTCCCAGGTCAGCACCCTCGACCGGCTCACCGTCGGCCTCGGTGTCGTCGGTCTTCGGCTCGTCGAGCAGTCCCGACTGGATGCTGATCGCGCGCGACAACTCGCCCGACTCCTTCAACCCGAGTTCGGCGATGAGCCGGACGTCACTGTCGCCGAACAACCGCGACCCAGACGAGTCCAGCACGCAGCGGGCGATCAGGGCTGCGGTCGCCTGCCCGTCCTCCTTGCCCGCCGAGAGTTGATTGACCTCGAACTCGCGCAGAGTCATCCCGCGAACCAGCACCACATCGTCACCCGACTCGTCCGCCCACGACGGGACGTGAACCTCCCGGGTCGTGAACACCCCCGCATGGCGCAGAATGCTGTCTTTCGAGAGCGGCATGTCAGGCCGTCGGCAGGGCGATGAACCCGGACGGCGGCAGCGTCAACGCGAACGTGACGGTCAGCATGAACGGGTTCGCGATGTCCGACGTCGGCGTCGCGGACGACACAGTCGCCGGGAACACCCGGCACTTGCCGGACGCCACGATGCCCTCGTAGGAGAACACCCAGAACCCCGCCGTGGCCGAGGTGACGCCGTCGGTGCCGTCCACGAACGTGGTCCGGGCGTCGGTCGTGCCGGCCGCCTTCGCCAGGTTGAACACCACCGTGCCCTCGCCGAGCGTGATCACGCCCGGGATGTTCGGCGAGACCCGGTTGCCCAGGTTCGGCTGGTCCACCGTCGTCGACGCGGGCGCGAACCCGTCCATCGACGCGATCTGGTTCTTGTAGTCGGTGCCTGCGGTGATCTCGGCCGTCGACGGCGCCGTGTAGGTCGCGATCGTCGAGACCCAGACGGCCGACATGGTGCCCTGGAGAATGTGACCCGGGGCCGCAGCGGCGACAGTCGGAGAGGGAAGAGCCATTGTCTTTACTCCTTCGGAGATTCCGGCTGCGCCGGAGCGGTGTCGTCGGTGACGGGGTCCTCGAATCGAGGCTTGACGGACTTGCGCGCGACCGCGGCGGCACGCTTCGCCGACGTCGCCTCGGACTCGGCTCGCGCGTCGTCCGGGTCGGTCTTCGCGTCGATGACCCAGCCCTCCCGCTTGCGGTCCAGCGACACGACGCCGCCGGGCGCGTCGAGCACGATGGGCTGGCCGGGCAGCTCCGGGTGACGCAGAACAACTTCTGGCATGGCGAACAGGCCCCTTCTCGGGCGAACGGACGGGATTACGGGTCAGAGGACGGAGACGGCCACGGTGAACTGCAACGCGACCGCGGTGCCCGACGCGGTGAACTGGACGACGGCGAGCGAGAAACCGTCCATGCTCGCCGCCGCGACGAGGCCGTCGAGGTCGTGGTTCGCCTGCAGCCACGCCTGACACGCCGCGTATTCGGCAACCGCCTGATCACGCGCCGCAGCCACCGTGGCGTCCTCGTCGATGAACACGGCCAGGTAATTCGCGACCTGCATGTTCTCGGCCTGCGACACACCCATACCGCGCTGCGGCGTCGCCACAGCCACGGCCGACTCGTCCGTGCCGCCCGCGTGCCCCACCGACAGGAACGAGTCGGTCGGCGGATCCCACGGCGGCCCGTCGATCACCGTCACGCCGGCCGACACAGCAGTGCCGAACCCGGCGACCAGCGCCGACAGGGCCGAAGAGACGACGCTCACGAAGTGGACGCCTCGATACCCGTCGCATTCGTGTCCCACGGCGGCAACATGGGCGGGCAGTACCCAGCGAGTAGGTTGATCGAGAACGCGCCCTTGCTGCCCGTCGCGCGCCGAAGATCCGTCTCGTCCTGATCGGTGAGCCGGACACCGCCGAACGGCGCCTGACCGGCGCCGATCCCCGCACCCGCAGCCTGCATCGTCCGACCGCGGGCCTGCACGATCGACACGTACGCGACGTACGCCACCCGCGCCACGATCGGCGAGCAGTTCGACGGGAACGTGTCGTCGTCGGCCAGGCCGAGGTAGTTCGCGCACAGCGTCTGCGCGTCGCTGATCAGCAGCGTGGCGCGCGCCTCGTCGATCGTGCCGTCCTTGAGGTACAGCGCCAGATCGGAGGGCAGCACGACCGGGTCAGACATCAGCCACCCTCCGATCCGTGAGCAGGGTCCGTCAGACCTTGAGGCCCGACAGCACCGCGTGCGCCTTCTCGTTGCCGAACGCGAGGCCGACCTCGCCGTAGAGCTGCACCTTCTCGCTGGCGCCCGTCTTGGCGAGCGGCTCAGCGAAGAAGTGGCCCTTGCCGGGCACCTCGAGGTACACCGGCATGCACTGCTCCAGCGACGCGACGATGATCGCGTCCTGCGGGACGTAGCGGTCCAGCATCACGTTCAGCGTGCCGAAGTTCGTCACGATCGTGTCGACTGCGACGCCGCCGACGGTGCGGCTGGTCTCCATGAACTTGCCGTAGGCGTTCGCGTAGGCGGACGAGATGGCCCGCTTCTGCGAGGAGTTCACGATGACCGTGGCGGTCGACTGCTCCGACACGCCACCGTTGTCGTAGGCCATCTGCAGGATGCCCTCGACGTCGTCCACGGTCAGCGCCACCGTGGACGCCGCCTCGACGGACACGGTCGCGGTGCCGATGGTGATCGCCGAGCCGCTCTTGGTCGCCGAGACCTTGAACGCGTTCGTCGACTTCGACACCACGTAGTAGACGCGGTTCGGGACGACTGCAGTGGACACGCCGGCATCGGTGAAGACCACGACGTCGCCGTTGGCCCGCGCCGTGCTGGTCTCCGTGATCGTGTCCGTCGCGGCCGAGAGGCCGGTGACAATGACGCCGTTGGTCTTCACGTTGGTCGTGATGGCCTGCAGCAGCCCGCGGGTCTGACGCTTCGTCGTGTTGTCGCTCGGCTTGTTGTACAGGCCGAGGATGAACGAGAACTCGACGTCGCGGATCATCTGCTTCAGCATCTGCGTGACCTGCCAGTCGATCTCGTTGCCGACCGGGTTCGGCAGGGCGTTGTTGCTGCCCGACTTCTGCCCGACCGCCGCGAGCTTGCTGTACGACACGGCGACCTGCTCCTGGTGGATCTCCGTCACGTTGGTCACGTTGCCGCGGACCCGCTCTTGAGCGGCCGGCGCGTCGGCGCCTTCCAACTGGACGTTCTGGCCCGGGTCGCGCAGGTCGAAGGTCTCCCACTCCATCTCGGTCGAGGTGACCTGCCCGCCGCCGGACAGTCCGCCGATCGCGGAGAACAGCGGCGTGTCGGCCGGGGTGAGCTGGTACAGGATGCCGGTGTAGTTCGGCAAATTGTATGTGGTGCCCAGTGCAGTGATGCTGCCGCTCATAGCGGTTCCTTTCGGTTAGTGCGCTGAGGCCAGACGCCTTCGGAGCGCGTGAACGTGCTCCTTCCGGCATGTCCGGCACTGCCGGAAACCACTGGGAGCGAAATAGGTATTTGCGTCGCCGTACGGATGCCCGGACGGGCACTCGACCTTGGCCGCATTGACCGCCGTCCAGGACGCGCTTCGCAGTACGTTCTGTCGCGCAGTGCCGGGCGTCAGGTGGGCCGGGTTGCAGCACGCCCGGTGCGGACATGAGCTCGCAGGCTTGACCTTGCACGACTCCGGGTCGTGGCAAAGGTGATCTAGCTGCAATCCTCCGGGGATTGGGCCAACGAGCGCCTCGAACATGATCCGGTGCGTCAGTCCGTGACACGGTTCGCCGTTTTCGTGCCAGCCGATCTGCCCGTAGCCCTTGGACAGCGAGCGCTGCCAGATCCAGCACCCGGCGTCATTGACGACGACGCGCTGGCTAACCCGCTCGACGATTCGCTGGGGCGTCATCGGGTTGGTTGGGTCGGTGCGGTGAGCTTCTGGTTCTGCAGAGCGATGACGGCCCTGATGTCGCCCGCCTTCTGCGCCGCCGCGATCTGCGCCTCCAGGTCGGGGGCGCCGGACGCGGACGAGCCGAGCGCCGGGTTCGGCGCGGGCACGCCTCGGGCAGGGATTGCGGCCAGCGCCGGGTTCGCGGTCACTGCGGCCTTGATCGCCGCCGTCACCGCGTCCACGTCGCCGGGGTCGACGGCCGCGACCGACTGCCGGAACGCGAGCGAGTCGAGCACCGCCGCCGGGTTGCCGCCGCCCGCTGCTGCGAGCCGGTAGACGGCGAGCGATACGCGCGCCTCACGGGCCGCGCTCGTCTGGTCGGCGAGTTGCTGCGTCAACGTGGCCGGGTCGGGTGGTTGGTCGCCGCTCACGCCCATCGCTTTGGCGATTTCGGCGAGCAGTTCCGTCTTCACCTTCGCCGGGTCTGCGTCCTTGACCCGATCGCGGAGCTTGCGCGCCTCGGTGCGGGCTTTGGTGACCTCGCCGAGCACGTACGCCTTGGTTTCGTCGTCCAGCGCGGCGAGGGAGTCCTCCAGGGACCGTTTCGTGCCCTCAGGAGCCGCTGGGGGCTGCGCCGGGGGCGTTTCGGGCGGTGTCGCGGGGTTGGGGTCGGCCGGTGTCGCCTCCGGGGCGGTCGGCTCTGCCGCGGCGGTCACGATTCGGCCGTTTCGGCGTCGGCGTATCGGACGCTCGGACCGCCGCGGTTCTTGATCAGTTCGCTGGCCGCCATTCGGACGATGTCATCGATGACATCGCCGGAAAAGCCTTCCTTGATCAGCCCGGCATGTAGCGCGCCGAGGATCTGGGCCGTTGACGGATGTTCTGGTGCGCTCACAAGTGACCTCCAGGGTCAGATTCCGTGCCGATTCCCGCTCCGGGCGGGCGTATTCGGGGCCTCAGGGGCCGGGTGGTGCCACGGTCGGCGGCGCAGCCTCGATCGCGAGACTGTTGACCGCCCGGACCGCCTTGTCCTCAGTCGCAGTGCCCGCCTCCTGGACGAACTCCTGAGCCTGATTCGCCGCGTCCTCGTCGTCCTTACGCAACTGCGCACGCTCGACGGCGTTGAAACCGGCACGCTTGCGCGTCACGTCAGACCGCGCCGGGATGATGCCAGCCGATTCGAGCTTCGTGAGCCCGTCGGCCATGCCGGTGAAGTTCGGGATCCGCGGGTCGGCCCAATCGACCGCGATCCGCTCATACTTGGCCGGCAACTTGCCCTTGTTCATGAACCGCAAGGCCATCTGCACGGCGTTACGCAGCGGCACACCGAAGATCACGCCCATCCGGTCCGCACGGCGGTCCCGGCGGCCCTCCGACACCTGCGCCGACTCGGCCGACACCGGGTTGCCCTGCGTGTAGAGACCGAGATCCTGCGGCGGCGCACCGAGAATCCCGGCCGCCTGCGACGCGTACATCTCGATCACCGTCGTATAGACCGACGGGTCGTAGACCTTGAACTGCCCGACCTGCGGCAACTCGCCCGCCTCGTCACGCTCGAGCGCCAAAATGTTGCTGATGTAGGTCTGCCACGCCGTCAACGGGTTGCCGGCCTCGTCCTGGAACGCCGACGCGACCGCGCCGAGCAGGTACAGCCGCGGCGCCGAGTAGAACTCGCCCGCCACGGTCAGGCCGACCAGTGTCCGGCACGCCGCGTCCGTGATCGACATGAGTTCGGCGGTGATCGCCGACACGCCGTCCCGGTTGTCCGCGCGCGGCATGTTCGCCATCCGCACCGCCGGGCAGAAACCGAAGTTGTGGACGTCCCGGTCGGTCAACTGCCAGACGCCGCTGTCGTCCTCGCCGAT